CTGACATTTTATGTCTCTCCTTTTTAGTTTAATCCCGCTAATCTGCGGAGTTCAATTAAGTTTGAATTTTCTTCTACCTTGATTTCCTTATCGCCTGTTACTTCTGTGCCTTCCATGATTGCCTTTTTTGTTGCAGTTGATGGACGTTTGTCCTCCATTACCGCGGGTAGATACTTTTCAAACGCAGTATGCAATTTACTTGTTTGCACACTTTCCAATAGTTCAGACATGATTTCTCGTTTGTCTTTCCCTAATGGGTTTAACAACTCATTCATCACCTTAACACGCTCTGCTTCGTCTCTGGCTTTAGCAATTTCTGCTTCCTTAGACTCAACAATAGTATCCTTCTCTGTGATGGCTTTCTTAGCCTCTGCTAATTGTTCTTCTTTCTCAGCAACGACTCTCATTAACTTCGCAGTTTCTGATTTTTCGTTTAAGAAAGAACCCATGTATTCATTAGCAAATGCTTCGAATAGTTTTCTACCAAAGTGGTTTTCTCTAGAAGCACTAATGTCTTCTTTGAGTTGTTTGATTTCGTCTGTTAATTTAGAATTAACAGCAGACTCAACCACTTTTGCAGATTTCTCAATAAAGCGTCGTTTCACTTCATCAAGTTTTGATTTTGCTTCACGTACAAGTTTAACCTTAGTTTCGGCAAGATCTTTTTTGTCTTCTGCAAACTCTGTGATTTCTTTTGCTAATTGTTTGACCACAAAGTCTTCGAGTTTTGCAAAGTTTTCAGAAACCTTTTTACGGTCTTCATTCAACTCTGAAATTTCTTTGGATAACTGACCGAGTACAAACTCTTGCAGTTTACCAGAATGTTCAGCAACCTTCTTCTTATATTCAACTCTTGCTTCCGCAAGTGCTTTCTTATCTTCAGAAAGTTCTTTAATTTCTGATTCCAAACGCTCGGAGACCATTGCATCAATCGCTTCAATCATGTTAGTTTTATCATGTTCGTAGCGGTTAGCAAATTCTTCACGTAGTTCAGCAGTAACACTATCACGGTGTTCTTTGACTTTTGATTCCCAGGCACCAGTAATTTGGTCTTTGACCTCTTCACTAATAATCCCAGTTTCAAAAAGTTTGTTAAAAACGTCACTCATCGTGTTTCTCCTTTTTGTTACTGCAAGCCTTTTATGACTCGTAGTATCTGTTCTTGTAGATACTTTTGTGCTTTAGGATCATTTCCTACCTCACCTGCTGATCTAATTGCACGTAATCCACCTCTGGTGTTCATTAAGTGTTCATAGATTGGTGTAGGATATGCTCCCGGAGCACTTGGTTGTGCTACCACGTCAACGGTAATAATTTCAAACTCCGAAACTTCACCATTGGACTCGTTAACATTTCCGCTTCCTCTAGATGAGACACCTAGTTTGACTCCGCTTTCCAGCATCGTCTTCACTAGGTTTCCCATTGGAGTTGGCAAAATTTTCATCTTACCAAATCCGTTAGGACCGTCCATCCACATATCTGTTATCATGTGGCTAACTCTGTCCAAATTTACTTTTAAATCATCTGGGTGATCTACTTCACCAAGAACTGAGTACCCTCCGTCAATTTGATCCTTTAGGGTCTTTACAGCGTTGCCTATCTCAGAGACAGGGTAAACACGCTGGTTAGCGTTTTTGACACCACCCTGAATACAAATGCCCTTTAGATAAAGAGACTTGTTTTCTCCTTCACCTTGTGACTCTAAAGTGACCTTTGCTTGGTCAAATGTCAAATTTTCTCGTAGGTATAAAGATGCCATATTGGCTTCCTCCTAATTACTCAGCAGTCTTTTTTTACAGATGCTTTTTTAAAAGAATCCCCAGCGTTAGCACCTGGTTCATTCTCGAAAGATTTCCCCATGTCCTTAGCCGCAGGAGCCTTACCGCCCTTTTCTTCACTACTTTGTGCGATGTTTTTACCATCAGCACCTGAGTCTTTGCCACCTTTCGATGCTACTGGACTCGTAGTGTTATCAGCGCCTTCTGAATTATTAGGTGCAGAGACTTTTTCGACATATTCTCTCATAGTCTCGCCAACGGATTTTTCTTTTTTTGCACCTTCTTCAACTTCTTCACCATCTTCTTCTGTTGCTTCAAACGGTGATTGGATTGCTTCTTCTTCGGCTTCTTCTGATTCTTCTTCATCTGCTTCTGGACCCATTGCTTCTCCACCTCCGTCTTTATTAACGAAAGCAGCGAATTCTGCTTTTA